AGACGCCTTACCAACCTTGCGGAAGAACTTGTTAGAGGCGATAGCGCCACGACCAACAGTTGACTCTCCCATCTCACGATCATCCTCAGCACTAGGTACTAGGGCTGGAAGTGAGTCAATAACAATGCAGTCTACGTTGCGGCTCTCAGCCAACTCGATGACGGCGTCCATGGCATCTTCCATGATGTTGGTAGAGATTACATACACACGTGAGGTATCTACTCCGCACATCTCAGCGTACTGAGGAACCCACTGCTCTGCAGCAATCCATACAGTAGTGAATTCAGGGTCACGCTTTTGGTTAGCAGCGATGGTCTTTAGCGCAATAGCAGTCTTGCCATTGGAAGCTTCTCCAACGATTTCGTGCCATTGGTTAACAGTCCAACCGCCACCCAGCGCTACGTCTAGGGACAATGAACCGCTAGGGAATCGCTCTAGTAGGTTGTCACGAATCTCTGAGCCACGAACGATAGTTCCTGGGCCAAGCTTCTTATTGATCTTTAGTACAAACTTGTCTAGTTCTGCTGTAGCCATTAAATATGTCCAATGATAGTCGTAGGGTTAAATCCGCCTGTAGCAACTTGTTTTGCAGGTGTTGCTGGACCTCCTGAGGAACTACCGCCTACAGTACCAACGCCTGAGCCAGCTTGCACCTTTGGGTAACCGCAATCGTAGCAGCGGTGAACGTCAAAGCTACCATTCTGTGAGGTACCCATACCTACCTTTGGATAGTTACCACCATTACATGCAGGACATCGCACAGGGTTAAGTGCGCTCTTAGGAAGAACCTGTGGAGTTATTTCAACAGTAGGGTTGACTACTGCGTAACCAGGGTTAGTGGGCGCAGGTGCTTGATATTGCTGCGGGGGAAGTGCAGGAGGTAGAGGTTGACGTGGGGCAGCAGGTGCGCCCATCTTTTTTGACCACCAGTCAGTGCTCATGTTTGTGCCCTTCAGTTGCCCATGCTGGTCCTAGTTGGAGCAGCCCTGTGTTAATTCCTATTGATAATGTAGCCATAATAGCACTAAGCCCAATACTGTGTGAAAGGTCATCTGTCAGTTCCATTTGATCGTAGAGGAGCTCTAACTCTTCCTCATCTAGTTCTAATGTACCGTTGCTGATGCACTCTTCCACAATGCGTGACTTAACTGCGCCGATTACTGAGGCGTTTATCTCCGCCATCATCTCTGCGAACTCCGAAACACCAGACAACATAGCAATGCGGTCATCGCTATCTTGACGTTCCTTTTCTGAACCCTCTTCACTGATGTTAACAAGACCTAAGTCAGAAGCAATAACCTCTGGGTTTTCAATCTGCATGTCATACAAGTACCAGCGTGCGAGTGTTGACATAGGGATCTCAATAGACTCAAGAGTTACCTCTTGGTCTCTATCGCGCTTAAACTTATCGAAGAAGCCCATTACTTAGCCATACCCCACTTATCCACTATCTTCACATCCGCGATAAGCGGAATAGTCTTGAGCATCTTTACGCCTTCCATTGCTTCACGAATGGCCTCGGCAGTCTGTTCAGCTAAGTGCTCTGGGCAGGAAGTCACAAGTTCATCGTGCACTGTGAGGAGTATCTTAGCACCTTCTGGAATCATCTTATGAGCACGGACCATGGCTATCTTCATGATGTCGGCAGCTGTGCCTTGGATCACAGTATTGAAGGCCTGGCGCTCAGCACCCGCCTTCTTCTCACGGTTACTGGATACGATATCTGGAAGGTAGCGACGGCGCCCTGTGGCAGTGACTACATACTTACGCTTACGGGCTACCCCGATGACTCTTAACTTATACAGGCCAACGGCGGAGAATTTTTCAGCGAAGTCGTTAAGAAGCTTTTTAGCCTCTGTGTTGGTACAGCCAATACTGCGGGCTATCTTGTCAGGACCTACGCCGTAGGCCATGGATAAGACTAGGGTCTTACCAGCAGCACGGTTAACGCCCATGGTAGCCGCTACAGTCATGTAGATATCCTCTTTATCTAGGTATGACTTAACCATGATTGGGTCATGAGAGAAGTCAGCAATGATACGAGGTTCAATCTGAGAGTAATCGGCGACTACTAGCTTTTGCCCCACTGGTGGGATAAAGAGATTACGAATCGCCTTACCGTGAGCAGTAGCAGGACTAGGGACGTTCTGTAGGTTTGGATTACGGCTGGAGAAACGACCAGTCTCCGCACCGTTCTGCACAAAGTCGCAATGAATACGGCCATTGATTAACAGGCTGTCACGGTACTCGGTCTTAGACTTACCGCCAGTGGTCTTGGTTACGTCCCCACCTAGGTATGGAATCACATAAGTAGTAAGCAACTTGTTAAGATCTGCGTACTCTACGAGCAATTTACAAAGCTCGTCCTTCTCCTTGTTCTCAGCCAGTGCTTCTGAGGAGGTGGAGTAGTCTGTGTAAAGTAGTTCCTTACCCTCATCGCTCTTTTCTTGGCCCTTTGTAGTGAGTACCTTGGTCTTAAGACCACGACCGCCCTCAATCTTAGGCTTGTATAAAAGCTCTTGACGTTCTGGAATAGAGTTGATGTTGAACTGACGACCAGCTTGCTTGTAGATAGAAGCACGCTTGATCTCTAGTTCAGCTTCTAGTGTGATCTGAAGCTTTGTAAGGCTGTCCATATCAATCGGAGCACCAGTAAGCTTCATATCGCAAAGAACTGCCAGTACATCCATCTCTAGGTTCATTACCTTCTCGACGCCTGACTCTTCTAGCTTAGGGATTAAAGCTTTCCATAGCAAGAAGGTGTACTTAGCATCCAAAGCAGCGTACTTATATGTCTCTAGGAATGAGTGGGCTTCAATCTCTTTACCGACGCCCTTGACCATCTCGTAGCCGATCTCACGCTTCAAGCAATCAGCAAGTCCGCACTTACCTTTATTCTGTGTGTTGTACAGGAACGAGGCAATCATAGTGTCAAAGTAAGGGCCTACAGGCACACGCTTACCTAGGTACTTAGCAACTGAAGTAAGGTCGAAGGCTAGGTTATGCCCGACCTTAAGAATCTTATCGTTAAACATTAAAGGCTCTAGCGCCTTGAATACCTCTGCTGGGAACAGTTGTTCTGGAGCAGGTGAGAATAGTTTTGTTGCTCGCTTATCACTGCGAGAGTAATCGCTTTCACGAGGAGCATGTCCAGCGTCTACACGCTTTTGGCCCTGACCAGTTAACGGGCGGTCTAAGCCTATAAACTCTCCATTAGGATGACCCATAGGAATAACATCTACACGGCCATATGTGGCAAAGCTAATCCACACTACATCGTTTACTGGAGTATCGCCTCGGCGATCTCCCATTGTTTCCACATCGTAAGCAAAAGCGTCTTGTGTTAGATAGTAAGCAACCATCTCATCTAGTTCTTCTTTAGTAAGAATTAACCCCATATTTACCCCTTAAAAAGGCCCAGAGGCATAGAGAAAGGGGGAAACCTATGCCTCTGGACGTCTAGTGTGCGTTAGTCGTTAAGTAGATCCTGAGCGATCTCAAGAAGCTCTTGGTAAGAGTTCTCTTTGATTACAGAGCGATCGTATGGCTTGAACGTACCAACTGCGGCTTCAACCTCAGCTTCGTTTAGACCCCAATCTTCATTGAGATCACGAGCCTTGACTGAATTCATGTGGTAAACAGTTGTTTGCATCTTACCTGTGCGGCTCATTGCCCAGTAGTTCTTGGTCAATGGTCCTTGAGGTGAGAAGTGAGCAGCGTGGATAGTCTTGTAAAGACGTGGAGTCGCTACAAGTTGCTGACGCTGTGCACCTTCAGGTGCGCTGAAGTTAATGATAGTGAATGCCTTCTTATCCTCTGGGCGGTGACGTAGCACTGTGCAGAGTGGGCATTTCTCTCCGATACAGATGTAAGACTTCTTACCAGCCTTGTTCTGTAGGAAGTGAAGCTTGTAGACAGCGAACGGGCCGTCTGGATCAATAAACTTAATGATCTGAGGATCCTCAGATTGCTTAAAGTCTACTGGGTAACCATCAGCTGGAGCGGCATTTGTTGTAGCTGCATCCCAGCCAGAAGCAACGCTACTAGCTGCTGATGTGATTTGCTCTGGACGAGCATCCAATGAATCGTCTAGATCCACTAGGTAGTTATCTGTATCTGTGGCCATTTGGCAGTCCTTTTCTTATGGTTTAGTTTTCTAGAAGTTTGTCCCAAGCATCTGCGATCTCCTTAGCGATCGTAGGATGTTGCGACCAGTCTATACGAGGTTTGAACATAAGTCCATTCTTCGTAAAGATTTCAATTGCAGACTCTATCATAGGTCTTGTGTAAAGGCGTCTACCTTTACGCTCTACACCAGTCTTGTCTTTCTTGGTAGGAAGACGATAAGGCGACTCTGGTAAGTAACCCCACTTGAACCACGCACGTATGGTTATAAGCGGGCGCCCTAAGGCTGTTGCCAATGATCCTACAGCAAACATCTCAATGTCTTTACCACTGGGAAGTGTTTTGATGTAGGGCTTCGAGTCCCACGCACCTTCACCTTTTGGTTCAGGCTTTACGACCTCACGGCGTTTGCGCTTACTGCCTGGATAGTAAACATCCAAGTCAGCAAACGTAGCGTCAATTAGATCGTCGTCCATACTCATCCCTTATTCATAATAAATGCGTAGGAAATCTTCTTTGGGAACATCTTGTCAATATCTTCTTCTGACAACTTGTTCTGGTAGTAAGCAGACATAATCGCATCTTCATCTAGAACAGGGACTTGCTTAACGCAATCTTCTGTTAGGCCTTTAGCAGCAAGAAGCGCTTCGGCAACTTCGATGTCGATTGATTGGCTTACGCGGCGTTGCTTAGAAATAGATTTGATGCCACTAACAGTGTCATCGACTTCTAGTGTTATGTGGCCACGGCCATCTGTCTCACCTAGCTCATCAATAGCTTCTGTAAGACGGCCTTTGATTTCAGAGTGGCGCTTATTAAGAAGATCTGATTGATCTTTAAGAGATGCAGCTTGACGAACTAAGTCTTTGATCTGAGTTAGATCCATAGTAACCCCCTCGGTTATATGGATTACATTACCACTTGACTAGGCATTGTCAACTTCCGCTAAGTAAGCCTCAAGAGCCTTGATAATGACGCTCGTAACAGTGACCCCCTCTTTTAGGGCCTTAGCATGTACAGGCTTCCAGATCTCGTCAGAGACGCGGATGGTACGTGTTGGGGTCTTAGGTGCATTAGGCATTTTATAATTATACCCTTTCTATACGCTGGC